TTAAATTCTCGTCTACAAGGTGTTGCATCAACATGGTGTCGGCGTAGGGACCAACAGGGATGTCTCCTCCGTAGTACTTGCTGATAGAGCGAGCGTCAAACTTAACGTTCTGCCCAATCTTTACAAGAGAATCGTCAAAGAATAATTCTTTTAGAGCACGAAAAACATCAGCCTTATTTAGTTGTTCAGGTGCTTCATCGTAAGTTGCAGGGATTACATACTTGGCTTTAGCCATAGACTCTTGCCCATTTTTGAGCAACTTTCTGTAACCCTCAGGTGGGGTGGTTGTACCATCCCCTACCTGTTCTGGTGTCAAAGTGATACCACGCTTGTGACCCATGGGAATAGCCCATGATTTACCAGCAGTGGCTAAACCAATCCAAAACACTTCATTGCGTAGAGGGTCAAGAGCCAAAGACTTTCTGTACTGTGCTTCAAAGTTTTCACGAGCACGATTAGCAATCTCAGGACTTGGATTCTTAAGAGTGGAAAGATGTTTCTTCCAATCTTGAATCATTACTTCTTCTACGTCAGGGTGGCGCTCTAAAACTCCACGGGTTTCAACGTCAAAAGCAAACATGCCAACGTTGCGAATCTCTTCAACAACGTTGGCAAGTTCGGCAAGACTTGAAATAACGTGGGGTGTTGACCCCACCGTCATTAGGCTTCTTCCGCTGCTATTGAAAGGAGGTCCGAACGACTCGGAATCTGAATGATGTCAGCGGTGTACGCCTTCTCCGACCAGAGTGCATGGTCTGCATCTGTGAAAGAACTGATGCCCCACTCTTCAAGGTCACGGTCACGTACCAACTGGTGAGCGGTTGCACTAGTGGCACCCTTACCAGTCTTGCTGACTGCCCAGAAATGCTTAGACAAAGGTCCAGTGCGTGGGTCGTTGTGGAAGTTCTTCAACTGGTCAATGACACGAGGTCCAACTTCGTATGAACGTAGTGCGTGGTTGCCATCGCTGGCAAGAAGTACAACGTTAAAAGCAATACGAATAGATGGACGGTTGCCTGCGTCACAAAGTGGGCACTCATCAAACTCACCGATGCAAACGAATGATTTCTGACCTTGGCGCTCAACCCAGTGCTGTCGCCATGATGCGTATGGCTCATCGCTGAGAAACTTAATGATGATGGGCTCGTCCTCAATGCGGAGGCGAGTTGCGTAAGGGGAGTCTGCATCTTTTACAGCAGAGACACCTTCCCATCCCGAACGGATAATGCGGCGAGCAGCAGGTGCTGCGGCTGCGGGTGTTGGTGCAGAAGTTGGTACTTCTGCTTCTTCGTCAAAGTCGTGGGACATTTCTTTACTTTCGTTATCTAGGCCAGTTTTGTTTTATGTGTTGTTTGGCAGACTCCCATTGACAATGCAGTGGGTCATCCAATTGGAATCTTTCCACAGTATCAATGATAAAGTCAAGTTGCCTCAGACTATAAAGTCTGTGTCCTTTAGGTTCCGTACCTGGCAGTTGGGAACCTTCGGGAGGTGGTGTGCGGAAGTTAGCCTTTGGCAAGATGCCTCGGTACTCCCACATACGGATGGTATTGGCTTTGCGACCTAACGCTTTACCAAATTCTCCAACCGTAAAAAACTGTTGGGCTTCACCGTTAATGATGAAGACCTTAGATTTTGCCCCATTGTATCGGTCAAAGCCGTGGGTCGCAACCTTCTTTTCAACAAGTTTATTTTTAGGTGGTGTCTTTCCAGGAAAATCAGGAAGGTCACCAAATAAATCAAGAGGGTCTCTCATGCTTTGAAAGCCCAAGTTTCTTTCTCAATGTAAAACGCTTGGATAGTTTCTGCAACGTCATCGTTTTCCCAAGCAAGAGCAAGTAGTTTATCTTCGTCAAGCAGTTCTACGACACGCTTAAGGTCATCCCAGCGCCCTGTTTCGTGAGCCCAGTTATCTGCGGCACCTTCATCAAAAGAACGGCTTACACGGCGTTCGTACTTCAATTCAAGTGAGCCAACCTTGAGCCACTTGTGACCTTTGTCGTCTTCAAAACCTTGGTCTTTGATTGCTTCAATAAGTTCAGCCTTCATGTCGTTCTGACGCTTTGTCAGCATGTCAAGGGCTTCTTTGGACTTCTTAAATTCTTGTGCAAGTCGTTCGTAATAGTCAATTGTTTTTTCCATGTTACACCTCTGAGTTAGCCATAAACTCTGTTAATGAGCCTACGTTTAGTTCAAACTTACCATGGCTGTCGTACCCTTTGTCAATAAACGCACCATTAATTCCACGTTTTTGTTGAAGCATTTCGTACTGCCTTTCTTCAATAGAGCCTTTCATTACGAATGAAGTAATTGTAACGTGGGGGTGTATTGAAGATAAACGGATAATACGGGCATCCCGTTGGTCTAGTTTTCCAGCAGACCATGGGAGGTCGTAGGAAATGAGGTAGTTGGCGTTCGGTAAGTCCACGCCATACCCACCTGCGTCTGACGATAAAAAAAGACGGACATTTGGGTCAGTTGCAAACTTCTGTTTAGCAATGTCCCGTTCTTCAGCAGACATTCCTCCCATGAATAAAACGCTTTCAGAAACTTTCTGCGTTGCTTCCTGGATAATCCGTAAGTTCTTTTTAAAGAATGAGAATAAAACAATCTTATTATTCGGGTCTTCATCTAATACATCCTTAATGTATTCAAGTACTGCGTCTAGTTTAGGACTAGTTGCTGATTTAGTCAACCAACCGTGTGCAACCACATGGCTGGCGTACTCACTACCATCAGATGTATTGGGGTCAAGGTACTTTTCTGCGGATTCAAAAACAAGTTGTGGATTGTCACAAAGCATACGAAGAACTGTAAGTCGGGACATAATCTGACCTTGGGCTTCCCCTCCTGCGCCAGTGTTGTAGTGAGCCCACAAGTCAAAACCTTTACCGTATTGGTTAACCGCCGATTGAAGTTCCTGGAGAAGGTCAGCCGCAATCATGCGGTATGCCTTACCACCTGAGTTATCAAATTGAACTGGAATAACTTGGTTAATAACCTTAGGAAGTTGGTCTTGGATGTCTTCACGGGTACGGCGAACCATTACGTCACCAATCGTTTTGTTTAGTTGTTGTAAGTTTCTGTAACGCACGGGTTTGCCGTAACTGTCACGCACAATAAAGGTGTTATCAAAGATGTCAAACCGACCAAGAACATTAGGGTTTACAAACTGCATGATAGAAAACAGTTCTTCAGGACGATTTTCAATAGGCTGGCCTGTCAATGCAAAACGATAATGGCAAGTCTTACCAAGCCGTTTAAGTAACTTAGAACGTTTAGCACTAAACGATTTAATGATAGTGGCTTCATCAATAACCATTGCATCAAAGGCTGCTTTTTTAAACAATGGTTCATCGTGGATAAGCATCTCAGGATTAATGATTGTGTACTGAGCAGAACGAGATAAACGCCAAAGGGCTTCACGTTCTTTGGGGGTGCCATCAATAACTACTGCACGAGATGTGGTGAACTTTTTGATTTCACGGAGCCATTGGTATTTTAAAGAAGAGGGAACAACGACAATGACACGGTCAATATCTCCAACATCTAAAAGATGCTCAACAGCCGATAGGGTGGTTGGCGTTTTGCCTGCACCCATAACCATTGCAAGAAGGATTTGACCACGGTCAACCATCTTTTCTTGTGCTTCTTGTTGAAAAGGATAGAGAGTTCCTGTAAATGTCATTTAAACCACTTTGGAATAGCAGAGGCTGAGGAAACGGCTTCTACGATTTTATCGTCAGTCATATCCCCAATATCTTTTGCGTTAGTACCATCATAGTTTAGCCAAAGAACGCCCTTGCGAAAACGTGGCAAGGTATCAAATAACTTTTTAGAAGCGGTAATACCTGCTTCATCATTGTCCATGGCAACAATCAAACGGTCAGCATATTGTTCTAGCAAGTTAATCTGAGTCGTGCTGATAGCAGCCCCAAAACTAGCGAGACCCTGAATTTCTGAATGAATGCTTGTAAGGCGAACAACATCTAAGGGTGACTCAAGCAAAATTGCAGTCCCTCCTTTAAAGCGTTCAAGACCAAATAAAGTTTCAGACTTCTTAACACCTACAGGGTAGTTACGAACCCACCCACTCTTTTTAGATTGCCACCCCAAAAGTTCTCGTTCACGAGTAAACAAAGGAAGAACCCAACACTCATTCTTTGTATCCCAACGCACAGAGTGCAACCTACAGGCTTCTTCTGTAAGGTTTTTTGTTTGTAATACATCTTGAGGAATATCGGCAAACTTGGAGTACTGCACAATGTCCGCTTCTTGTCTATGCACAACAGTTGGCATAGTAAGACGTTCTAGTCCCATAGTTGCAATAGTTGCGTAGTAGTCATATGCAGGTTGGTCAGAACCTGTTAAGTCTTGTACAAGTCCCATTAGTGAACCACGAGCACCACAAGAAAAACAAATCCATGCTCCTGTTGAAGCATTCATAGACCATGAAGGAGACCCATCTGCTTTGCCAGTTCTTGTTATGTGTACAGGACAGCGACCACTAATCTCACGTTCA